CCTGCGCCAGCTCCCGATAAAGCTCCTGCGCCTGCGCCAGCTCCCGATAAAGCTCCTGCGCCTGCGCCAGCTCCCGATAAAGCTCCTGCGCCTGCGCCAGCTCCCGATAAAGCTCCTGCTCCTGCGCCAGCTCCCGATAAAGCTCCTGCTCCTGCGCCAGCTCCCGATAAAGCTCCTGCGCCTGCACCGGGTCCCGGCCCTGCACCAGCTCCTGTGCCGGGTCCTGTTCCCGGTCCTGCTCCTGTTCCCGGTCCTGCTCCTGTTCCCGGTCCTGCTCCTGAGCCAACCCCTGCGCCCGGTCCCGGTCCAGCTCCTGAGCCAGCTCCCGGCCCCGGCCCCGGTCCAGCTCCTGAGCCAGCTCCCGGCCCCGGTCCAGCTCCCGGTCCTGCGCCAGCACCTGGCCCTGTAAAATTAACGCCAGTGCCGTCGCCAACAACAAGTCCCTCGGCAAGCCCAACTGGTTTGTCATGGCCACAAGCTAAACAAATGGCGGCAGCATTTGGCGTGCCCCAACTTGCCAACGTGTTTTACTATGGCAAAGAGTTTGGTTCCAAAAAGCAAAAGCTTGACAAAGAAGGCAAGTTAATTGAAGAAGAGTACGAACCGCTTAGCGTAACTGAGGCAGGCGCGGAGTTAAAAGACAAACTGGAAAGTGTTGCCGAAGGTGATAAAACCAAAGACAATAGCGTTATGACTTTGCTTGAACAAATTCTTGGCAAGGGCAACGACACAGTTTCTGAAGATGAACTGAGAAACATAGTAAAAGGAACTTAATATGCCTTGGCCATATGACGACGAAATCAACTGGGATATAGACGAAGCTGACTACGCATCGTACGACGGCTCTAGCGGTGATCAAGCGGAATGGTACAACACTGGAGTTCTGCCGGAAGGCATGACGTTTGATTCATTTGGCAACATAGTGCCCGTAGGTAGTGATGCTGCCGCTAATGCTGACCCAACAGGAGAAGCTCAAGCTTACTTAAATGCTATACAGAGCGGTAAAGATGTTAATCTTGGAAGCGCCCTAAAGTCGTTTAAGAGCTTGCTGTCCGGCGGTTCTTCAATGGGCTCTTTAGGCCAAATAGCTGGTATTGCCGGTCTTTCCGCTTTGTTTAATAAACTTACCGGCGGCGGGCTTGGACAATCAGGGCAGGGCATATACAAAGGTTACCAAGGTGGTATCCCTAATTACAAAGCTGAACGTACCCAATACGCTTTGCCAGTTGTCCCTCAAACTGCTGCTAACCAAGCTAGAGTTACTGACGCAGGGATTAAAAGTGTCTTTGGTCAGGAAGGATTTACAGGCGACCGTGCAGCCAGAGCCATGTACCAATACGGTCTGACCCCTGAACGTGTTGCCGGTGTTATGAATTTACCAACTGCTGATGTAGAAAGCGCGTACCACAAAGCTCTTGGGCCTAATCAATCATTATTAGGTGGAATGTATGGTCCTTATAACCAGACTACACATCCTGCAAGGGGTGACAACACTGGTGCTAGAGGAATGGATTATGAGTATCGCCGCCCCGGTTCTGGTGGTATCACGTACTTTAGCCCAATGCAATACAACAAAGTTGTTCCGCCGCCCGCTGCCGCTGCTCCCGCAGATACTGCATTAGCCCCTGCCCCAGCGCCTGCTGCCGCTGGTGGGTTGATGCGTTACGCTGCCGGAGGGATTGCTGACTTAGGTGGTTACTCTGATGGCGGTAGATTGTTACGCGGCCCCGGTGATGGTGTGTCTGATTCCATTCCTGCAACCATTGCGGGTAAACAACCTGCTCGACTAGCTGATGGCGAGTTTGTTATACCTGCTAGGATTGTTTCTGAAATAGGAAACGGTTCTACAGAAGCAGGCGCAAAGAAACTTTACGCCATGATGGATCGCGTGCAAAATGTACGCAAGAAATCTTTGAAGAATGTAGCTGCTGACACAAAAGCAGACAAGTACCTACCCCGTTAAGGAAGAACTATGGCTACCCCAACAGCATCAAACCCAGCAGCAGGGTCTGCAAACCAACAAAGTCTATCTGAATGGGCGGGTCCGTATGTAACGGACATGCTAGGCAAAGCCCAAGCAATCTCTGAAACTCCTTATTCAGTTTACCAAGGGCCGATGACGGCTGCCGAGTCTGGACTTCAAAACAAAGTGTTTCAAGGTTTAGGTAACTTGTCTTTCCCTAGCCAACTTGGTAACACATTTAGTTCTTCCGGTGCATACCAGCCACCGCAGATGGGGCAGAACGGATTTGCCAATCAACCTATTGGAATGGGTGCTGGTGCTCCTCCTCAAGGCATGGGCGCAGGTATTGGTTCTTTGGGAACTGGTGGCAATCCAGCCGCTCCTGCGCCAGCCCCCATGGGGATTGCCGCGCAGTACATGAACCCGTACTTGCAATCTGTACTTAACCCACAGATGGATGAGATGCGTCGTCAGTCGCAAATAAACCTCCAACCCGGATTGGCTAAGATGACTCAAGCCGGTGGTTATGGCGGTGGTCGTCAAGCTATTATGGAGTCGGAAGCTAATCGCAACCTGCTGCAAGAACAGAACAAAACAATCGGCCAAGGGTACGCAAATGCGTACGACAAGGCTATGGGTCAGTTCAACACTGAGCAAGGTCAAGCTAAAACTTTGGCTGACTTAATGGGTCAAGCTGGCACACAGCAACGTGGCATTGAGCAAGAAGGTATCACTGCTGACTACAATGAGTTCTTGGCCCAACGTGACGACCCGACAAAGAAAGTACAGTTCTTGCAATCTATGGTGCAAGGTCTGCCTATTTCTAACGTAACAAATATTCCGCAAGCACAGACTGGCGCACAACAGTTCTTTGGCACGGCGGGCGACGTTACCGCGCTGTTAACAAAACTTGGTGTTATCCCACCAACTCCAACGGCCGCGCCTAAATAAGGATTAGACATGACATACGACATGCGGGATGCAATTTCTAAAATTGACTCTATCCCATTAGTTAAAGAAAGTATTCCTGAACTAACCAAGTTAGCCAATGGCTTTGATCCATCTATACCGGGTTATTTGGCTTTGGGTAGGCTTCATCAGATTACAAGTTTAGCTGAGAGCGCCCAAGCTGCTAAGCCGCCACAAGGTACTATCAAAGACAAGACCACTCAAGCCGCTGGCTTGATGGCGCTTATGGGTGGGCGCGGTCAGATGGCTGCTCAAAACTCAGCAGCACAAACAATGAATCAACCTGGCCCTGTTCCACAGAATACGCCAGCGCCAGAGATGCAGATGGAAGCAAACCCAGAAGAAATGATGGGCATGGCTGATGGTGGTATTACGTCTATGGACATTGACCCCCGCATGTTTAACTTTGACGGTGGCGGCATTGTTACCTTTGCTAACCCTGAAAAAGAAAAGAAACAGCAGGTTAAAGAAAAAGACAAGGACGACGAGTATTCTGATGAACCACTGAACATGAGTAGGGGTCCCAAAAGAGCAAACCCTTTAAGTGCTTTAGCTGAATTAGTTAGTCAAGCTATTGCCCGCCCACAAAAACCTTCAATGATGCTCGATACAGCCGAAGCACCAAATATGGCAGAAGCTCCTCCTGTAGCTCCGCCAGAAGTTCCTGTGGCTCCTGTAGTTCCCCCACAAGTACAACCTGCCCCGCCCGTGCCTCCTGTTGGCGGGATTAACGATGGCAAGACACGCATACCGGGTGCTAATGTTGGGCCTATTGCTGTTGGTCCAACTCAAGCAATGCCAGAGAACAAGTTCTTAACAGCAACAGAAAAGTTTATTGGCCAACAACCTGAAGTGTTTAACGAAGCGGCAGAAGCCGCAAAGATTGCTGCTCGTAACAAAGCTGCTGGCATTGGTACATATGCTGAAGTTATACGTAAGCAACAAGCAGATATGGCCAAACAATTTGAAGCTTCACGTCCAACCATGAATGAAGACATAGTGGGCCTGTTAAGAAGATACTCTAGGCCAGGAGCCATGGCCGGTGATGTAGGCGACGAAGTCAACACACAGATGCGTACTGAGCGCGAAGCCAGAATGCAGTTTAAGCAAGATCAGTTTAAGATTACTGAAGCAACTGAAAGATTGGAAGAGGCTCGCCGCACCAATGATGTTGCGGCAATTGCTAAAGCTGAAGCTGATCTACGTAAAGCCAATATTGATTTGCGCAACCATCAGATGACCGCCGCAGCCAGCGCCGCTAGTACTGTTTCTGCTGACCAAAGATCAGCGGCTGATCGTGCTCAGCAGTTGGCAATTGAAAACTCCAAGCTTAGTATGGAGAAAGCCAAACTTGCGCAGTTGAGCAGAGACCCTGAAGCAATTCGTATACTTAAACAGGTTGAAGCTTTGGAAGCTCAAGGCAAGACCAAAGAAGCTCTCGAATTGATTGAAAGAGTTGGCAAAATCCACGCGGCTATAACCGGTGTGAGATACACTGGCGCTCCTGAGAAAAACAAAGATTGGGAACATGAAAAACTTGTTCAGCAAACAATCAAAGACCGCGCCGGTATAATTTTGACTAGATTGCAGTCTGGTAGCCTTAAGCCGGAAGAAGAAGCTAAACTAACCGCTAAGCTAAAGAAAATTACAGATCAAGTACGTGCTGAATATCCAACACCCGGTGCTAAAACTGGCGGCGATGGTAAGATGTCAGCACAAGATCAGCAAGCACTTGAATGGGCTAAAGCCAATCCTGATGACCCAAGGGCAGCACAGATTAAGCAAAAATTAGGAATGTAATATGGCTTTTGATCCAGATGCGTATTTGGCCAAAAAATCATCCTCATTTGACCCTGATGAGTATCTAAAGTCAAAGCCCGAAGAACCTACCGAATCTGGCGGGTTCTTTGGCTCATACAAGCAAGCCTTAAAAGAGCGCTCTACCACAGCACTTCCAGCAGGGCAGCTCTACTTTAACGCTGGTGACCAACGGGCAGCAACAGATGAGTTGCTCAAAGCCAAAGACGAAGCTAGTGCTGTCTACAAACAAACTGAGTTTAGCGACCTTGGCAAAGCGTTCAAAGAAGGCCGCTTTGGTGATGCGTTGGGTGGCACTCTTGACAAGTTCAAGGAAGTTGCTGGCGCGTCCCTTGGTTCACAAACACCCGCTATTGCTGCTGGTTTAGGTACTCGTGCTGCTGTAGCAGGTGGCGCTGCTTTGCTTGGAGCTACTGCCGCACCCGCCGCACTGCTTGGTACAGCCGCGTGGGGTCTAACCACGCTAGGTTCTTACATCGCCGATAACCTTGCCCGTCAGAAAGAAGAGCAAGCAAAGAAAGGCTTAAAGTACGAAGACGTTAACCGCATGACCGCAACTGCTGCGGGTGTTGGTCAAACTGCACTTGATGCGTTTGGGTTTAGCTACTTCAAGCCACTGGGTCGACTGGTTGGCTTCTCTGGTAAAGAGTCCGCTGAAAAAGCAACAATGGAGATTGTTCAAGCCGCAACAAACCCCAATGCGTATAAGAAAGCCGTTGCAAGCGGAGCCGCAAAAGGTATTGCATTTGAAGTACCACAAGAAGTTTCGCAGTCAGTCCTTGAGCGTTGGCAAGCGGGCTTGGCTCTCAATCCGTTCACAGACCCAGAAGCTGCTAAAGAATACTTAGAAGCCGCTGGTGGCGCGATGCTGCTTGGTGGTCCTATGGGCGCATACAGCAAAGGCGTTAATACATACAAGACCCGCCAGACACCCGAGGCGCAGGTCATGCTCCGAGATATGGAAGGCGGAGCCGCACAAGACATAGGAGGAGAACCCGATGTTAACAAACCTATCAGTCCCCCAGGTGGAGCAGGCGCTCCGCTGGTTAGCGAGCCCGGTGCAGGAGCCCCCGCCGCAGGAGCTGGAATCAATCAGCCAAATCGAGTGGATGATGCTGGACAGACTATTGCAGGACCTCCAGACGGAACAGCAGTACAGTCAGGAGCACTAGAAGAACCACCCGGCTTACTGGACAACATGCCCGGTATGCCTGTGCAAACATCTGCCGGAACTTTGCCAGCTCTTGCACCACAGAATGTAGATGAGTACGCAGCTCGTGCCCAACAAGGTATGCAAGCAGGTCCTCTAGCGGGCACGCAAACTGTGTCTGCTAAGTACGGCAACGAAGACTTTGCATTGACCCGGGGAGCAGTTACACCCGATGCGGTCCGTGCGTTGCAAGATGAGCAACTTAATAAAGAACTCTCTAACATTTATCTTACCGATGCCGAATACGCATTGGTAAAAGAAGAACAGACACGCCGTAAAGAAGCACCTGCACAAATAAATCAACAGCAGGGTTCACTGAGCGATTTTAAAGAAAGTTACGAAAACCTTCGTAGCGAATTGTTAAAGCTGCAAACTGAACCGCGGCCAACAGCAGGCCAAATTCAAATGATGAGTAGGTTGGCCTCAGACATTAGCGCTCTTGTGGACGCTAACGCCGAGGCAATTGTTAAATACACGGGCCAACCGGAGCTTGTTAAAGACGTTAAATCTGCTGTTTTTCAAAATAGAAAAATGGTAGACCCCGGCGTTAACGCGACGCTAAAAAATCCTACGTTTGACGCTACTGAGGTTCTTCGAGGCATAACAGGTACTACCGGTCAACCCCGAGCAATGCAGGGCAACTTGTTTGGTAAGTTTATCAACGGTGCGCATAACGCACAGCTTGCGCTTGCACACACAGGTAGTCCGCAAGCAGCTATTAAATTTCTACAAGACAAAAGACAGAGGCTTGCGTCGGACTTGGCATCAGGCAAACTTGACGCAGCTTGGGCACAAAAGATAGGTGCTCGCTTTGGCATGAACCAAGGTGAGTCAGTTAGGAACTACAAAAAGGTTGCGGAGCTGTATACGCAAGCCGCGATTGCTGAAGTTGATGCAGCACTAGATCAGTTATCCAAACAGGCGGGTACTCCCAAAGCCATACAGGGCAACCTGTTTAACAAGCCGCTGGAAGAAGGTGCTCCAGCCGAAAGTATGGAGAGTGTGTTTGGCCTGACTGCAAACGAAATGGCGGAACAAGAAGCTAGACGCAAGTCGGCTGAAATTGAAAAACGTAATAAAGGCCAGACTCAAGCTGCTGGTGCCTCGTTGTCTCCGCAAGAACGTTTGGATATTTTGACTGCTAGGGAAGCCGACCTTGCTAACCGGCTAGAACGTGCAAAGACTCAAAAGATAGGCAGCTCGGTTGGGGCTACCGAAACAGGCGTAGTCCAAGGAATACAGAACGAACTTAATGCTGTGCGTAGAGATATCCGGGTGGCGCAAACTGAAACTGCTAAGCCAGCACTTGAAGCGCCAGCACCAAAAGTAACAACCACGCCCGTTAAGGTAGAGTCCAAGCAAACTCAGAATGAGATGTTTGATGAGGTTGGCGGGACAAAGAAACCACGAAAAGAACAGCCCAAGAAAGAACGCAAAGCTCCTACTTCAATTGCTGAAGACTTTGAAGAGTTTGGTGCTGAAGTTGCCGAAGACGAACAGACCGAAGCCGCTACCGAACAAAAGGCTCGTGAGGAAGAAGTAGAAAGAAAAGCGGCTGAAGCTAGACAAGCTGAAGAAGATAAAACTGCTCCTGATACAAGCACTGAGCACGTAGATAAAACTGAGGAAGCGCAGGCTATTAAGCGTTTCCTTGATGCAATCAATTCGGCTGCTCGGCCTAAAAGCAAAGAAGCTGAAAAGATTACGTCGTTGAAAGATGTGATCTATAAGCTGCTATCACGGTTTGACATTACCAAGCCCGGTGAAAGATCATCACCCGGCTTAAAAGCCGCCTATAAATTCCTAACTGATATAGCGGGCGGAGAAGCCAAGTTTGAAAAGCTCATGACCAGCTTGCAGAACCCCGGCACAATGTCGCAGGCGCAGTTGCTGGAAAGAGCTGGGTTCCCTAACATCACGACCCGCCGTGGGTTAGAAGAATTTAAAGACCAAGTCCAGAGTTTTATCAACGCCCTCGGTGCTAAAGGCCAGCGGGTAAAGATTGAACCCGGCAAAGTAGCGTACGAGTCTGACGTTGAAGTCGAAACGAAGAGAGCTATGACCCCAGGCGTTACGCCTGAAGGTAAGATTCGCAGGCCATCAATGGAAGGCGGCACTAAACAGTTTAAGGTTAGTGATTCCAAACTGCGTAGTGCTTGGACAACACTTAAGCAGATGTTTGATAGCGGCGGTAATATCTCGCCCGAAATGCTTGCAGCTAAAGCATACATCACCAATCCAACACGTCCCAAGTTTGGGTTTGTGCTTGCAGACTTAGCGCACGACCTTGCGCGTTGGGATGCGTTCTTAGAAGCCAAGTACGGTATGCGTGCGGCTGACGTAAAAGAAATGACAGCCGCGGAACGGAAGAAATTACCGCAGACGGCTGAGCAAGAAAAATTAAAAACCGACTTTGGTAGGAACGCCACGTTCTTTGGCGAAGGCGGTATGTATGCAGAAAACTTCCAGCGTTGGATTGAGCAGAACCTAGACCCCAAAACAATTGCCACGCTTAACGAGATGGTTGCGAATGAACGCGCAAACATGGACGAAGAAATTAAGTTTAACAAAGCTGTTAGTTTGTTCAACTTAGAAGTTCAAAAGCGCAAGACCGCAAGTGCCCAAGCCAGAATTGCAGCGGCAGAGAAAGCTACAAACCAACAGCTTCGCCTTGAGAAACGCAAGCAGGCTAAAGAAGCCATGGCTGCTGTTGAAGGCATTGAGACTGAAGGCGAAGAGAAATTAACTGAAGCGCCGGTTGATCTGCGCGGCATACCAGAAAGAGAAAAACTGCACCCCGCAGTTGTTCGCGCTATCAAAGATGGCGATCTCAACGGTGCGTTGAAGATCATTGCAGGTGAGAAAACCAACGGCTACTTCAAGCAGTTGGCAGCACGTTTGTTAGAGTCGGGCCTTACCGCTAAGACCAAGATCATCCCCAAAGATTCAATTGAGTCTTTGTCAAACGACCCGCAGGTTAAAGAAACGTTTAACAACCAGCTCCGCGCATTGCGTGACATGGTTGAGACAAGCCTGCCGGAAGCGCAACGTGAAGAGTTGATCTCAGCTCTGACATCTAAGAATCTGTACGACATCAGTGCTGCCGTACTTGAACTCAAGGGTTCGCTCATCAACGAAGCTCAGCAACAAATCGTCGACGAGACGATGAACTTGATGAACAAAGAGTTTGCTTGGGATGCGAAGTACGATCCCGAGTCCGACACGCTTACGATGCGCCAAGGTTCGTTGGACAACACTGTGTTGTTCCACGAGGCACTGCATGCAGCTACCATAAACTTAATAGACAACCCTGATAAGTTGTCAGGCGCACGCAAAGTAGCCTACAACCGTTTGCTTGAGCTGTACAACTACTCCAAAGGTACGCTGGCTAACGAGCACTTAGGTAACTACGGACTCAAAGACTTGCACGAGTTTGTGTCTGAGGCTATGTCTAACCCAGACTTCCAAGCCTTGTTGCGTGCTCTTCGCTACAAGTCTGCGCCATTCTCTTTGTGGAATGAGTTTACTAACGCCATAACCAAACTGTTTAAGACTCCTTCCAAAGAAGAGAGCGACGTGATGGTGGAAGTTATGCGTGCCACCAACATCTTGATGGCTGGCCCGATGGCCATGGACAGCATGACGAGCACTAAGTCAACGCCTAAAGCGATGGCGAGGGTAGCTCTCAAAGCAATACCGCAGGGGCTAAAGCAGACACCAACTACGATGAAGCGGTTGATGACTGCCAGCGAATGGAATGAAGTCAAACGCGATATGCCGTGGATCATTAGTTCTGCCACGGCTTCAACCCGACCACAACTGTTGGGCGCATTAACGCTCCGCCAGATTGATGACCTAGTGCGCGACCGTATCCCACAGGTGAGCAACTTCATCCGTGTGACCGAGCGGTTCCTTGCCCGCAAGAACAATATCTTGCAGGAGTCAGGGAAAATATCTGAGCGTTGGTATCAACTGCAAAGGGCAAACCCAGAGCTGTCTAGGAAGATAGCTAAGTTGATGCACGCTGCGACTATACGGCAGTACGATCCGGACCCGAAGATGGCCGCCGAGTACACCAACGAGCAGAGAATTGCAAACCCCGAGATAACCACGATGTGGAGGCAACTGCCTCCCGAGGCAAAGGCCATCTACGTAGAGGTGCGTGACTTTTATTCAAAGCGGTACAACGAGTACAAGCTGGTGATGGAGAACCGCATCAAGACAATGAGGGAGCTTGGTGTTTCTGAGAAATCAATCACCAACATCCGCGCAGAGTTTGAGAAGTCTAGGACCAAGGGACCGTACTTCCCACTGATGCGTCATGGTCGCTTCTGGTATCAGATTGGTACTGGTGATAACCGTGAGTACTACATGTTTGAGACTCGCGGGCAAAAAGAGAAACACATGGCACAGCGGGTCAAGGATGATCCTGATTGGCCAATCAAGCAGGGCGACACATACAAGGGGCAGATGGACTTGCATGCACAGCAGTCCACGTTCTTGCAGAATGCTTTTGCGGCAATCGATGGCGCTGATTTCTCTGGTGTAACTGGGGAAGCCCAACGCCAAGCCCTTAAGGATGGCATCTACCAAAACTATTTGTCTAACCAGCCAGAGCAGAGTTTCCGCCGTCAGTTTATGAACCGCAACAACATTGCCGGTTACTCTGAAGATGCCCTGCGTAACTTTGCTAGGTCATCGTTTCACATGGCTTACCAAATCTCCCGCTTTGAGAACTCGCCTGATATGTTCTCAAACATCCAAGCGGCACGTATGCAGATCAAAGATAGGTTTGACGCAAGTAAGGGCTATGACCAAGACCTTGCACGGGAGAACAATGAGCTGAGCGACTACGTTACAGAGATGGAGAAGCGGTTGCAGCTAATGCTCAACCCGCCAGACTCAACTAAGTTGCCATCAATCCTTTCCAACATTGGATTCATTTGGTATCTGACCGCGCCAGCGTCTGCTATTACTAACGTATTGGGTGGTGCGATCATTGGTATTCCAACATTGGTTGGTATGAACCTGCGGATGAACCCCGGTATGTCGTATGCGCAAGCAACAGTTAACGCACTGTGGCATACAAAGAAAGCGGCTGGGCAAATCCTAAGTACGGGTTTCGGCAACAAAGAGGAAGGCTACTTCCCATCCATGGGCCGGTTTGACAACATGACTGGTGCTGAGAAGCAAGCCTACGATAGGTTTGTGGCCGACGGTCTTATTGATATTACAGCCACATACGACCAGTCCGGACTCGCATCAGCCCCGACCGATAGTCAGTTCTCCGCGCAAAGTAAAGTAATGACTGCGCTGACTGGCTTGTTCCATAACGCTGAACGGTTTAACCGTGAAGTGATGGCCATGTCTGCATTCCGTCAGGCTATGGATGCACGCAAGGGTTACAAAGACCAGACGCAGGCGTATGAAGAGGCTGTCCTTGAGGCAAAGGATGTGACGCACAGAGCCATGTTTGACTACTCCAGTGCAAACAAACCGCGTTACTTCCAGCACCCAGTGGCCAGCGTGATATTGCAGTTCAAGCAGTTCCCACAGCAGATGACATTCTTCCTAGTGCACAACGCTATGAATATGTTCAAGGGTCAATCTCCAGAGATCAGACGCGAAGCTCGCGCACGGTTTGTTGGAACCATGGGCATGGCGGGCATCTTCTCAGGGGTAACTGGTCTCTGGGGCTTCTCGACTGTGGCCAGCATTATGAATGCCGTGATTAACGGGCTGGGCGATGACGAAGAAGAGCCATTTGATTTTGAGCTTGAGTTTGTCAACTGGGCAATCGATACCTTTGGTCAGAACCTTGGGACTATGATTACACGCGGCATTGGTAACACCGCCGGTATTGACCTTGCCAGCCGTACCAAGCTGGACGACATGTGGTTCCGCGATGGCCGTAAGAACCAAGACGAAGTTGAGTCCTTGCAGACATTCCTGATTGATCTGCTTGGCCCCACTGTGGGACTCACAATCAACGTAGCCGAAGCAGCAAAGTTGTGGAACGAAGGCCATGGAGACCGTGCAATTGAGATGATCTCCCCAGCGTTTATCAAGAGCCCATTGGTTGCTGCCCGCTACGCTAACGAAGGCGTTAACACTCTGCGTGGTGACCCGCTAATGGAAGACATGGGCTCGTTCCTCTTGCTTATGCAGTCACTGGGTATCCGTTCATCTGAGCTTGCCGAGCGTCAGTTCTACAACATTCAGGTCAAAGGGCAAGAGCAAAAGGTTCTTAAAGAACGTCAGAACTTGCTGAACCTGTTTGGTATTGCAATGATAGCTAACGATTCAGACAGCGTTGATAAAGCGTTGAATAAAATTGATAAATTCAACAGCAAACACCCCAGCGTGTACATACCGTCAGATGCAATTGTCAAATCTATTGATGGCCGCATGAAGAAGATGGCAGAAACAGAACACGGCCTGTATCTTGATAAGCGTATGCGCGGTGTGCTTGGTGGCAACAACTACTTGGATTAAAAAAACCCCGCTAAGTTTCCCTAGCGGGGTAAGTTCAACTCAAGGAGCAAGCAACTAACAACCAACCAAGGATGTTGGGATTAGTTTACTTCTTTTTTCTCCAGACACGCAAGCCTTTTACGTTGCCCTCAATAACAATTTTTACGATGACGGTGTAGCCCAGCCGGGCCATCTTACGTTCTATAAGTTGTTTACCAGCGGTGACCCCCACACATGGGATAAAGAATGAGCTACCAATGGTGAACTCACGCCAATCCAGTTCGTAAGTAACCCCATCAATTCTCATCACCAACAGTAGGGGAAATCCCTAACTTGTCAGCGTCAAACAACAACGCCTCTACAGGTGGGGACTGCATGTCTGTGCCAGCATCTAAGCGTACACGAGCTGACTGCATGAACGAGCCTTCCTTGTGCAGTTGATCAAGCAAGTCGCTGAACGTAATCTGGCGCTCTACGCAGAACTCTTTGAGCGATGACCGCAGTACATGGATAAGCTTTGTATCAGGCTCAAAACGAACAATGATGGCAGTACGTGGCTGGACAATAGGTGTAGCCGCGATACCAGACTTAGACGTACTGTGGCGGTTAATAACCAGTGTGTTGGAATTGTGCTTGAGTAAGAACTCGCCAACGATAGCCGCGTAGTCAGTCTGCCCGATCCTTGACTCGGTCTGCATGCTACCGATCTCATTGACCGCCCAATTAAACACCCGCTTGGGGTCGATGTCCCACAACCCAAGGTTCCTTGCAATGGTCATGGACGTTAGATTAACAGCCGCTGTAGCTGACCAGAACCGCTCGGGGGTTTCAATGCTTGCCTTCTTATCAAAGATAGCCTGTGTTTGCATACAGTTATCTATGACTTCCTCAAGATTCTGAACAAGGTACTGGGCGTAGATATTCCCTGCCAAACCGTAGTGGCGTTGTAGTCCCCCAAATATAATCTTAGCTTCAGCTTTACTCAAGTTGTTTGTTGGGTCAATGCGGTACTGCATCAACCGCATTAGCTCGCCCTCAGACGTAGACTTCAGGGCTTGCAGTTTGTCAGTCATGCTGGCGTTGGATGTGCAGACCATGATGGTTGCCCAAAAGCCTTGGGCTTCACGCTCCTCGTTGGCAGATGCCTTCATACGACGACGCGGCGCACCTTGCGTCACGCTATAAGCAAGATCAGAGAAGTCATCACCGGACATCTTGGTGACCTCGTCAACACCCAGCGGTAAGTTGTTCATCACAACCATGCGGTGTAGTTTGACGGCCATGGAGTCTTTCCACTGGAGCATCAGGTGGTTGGGGTGTCCCCACACGCTGTTCATTACCTCAAGGATGGTTGACTTGCCCGTACCGGAGCGGTTGTTAAGCAGGTTAATCACACTGCCACGGACACCCATGAACTTAAGCAGGGGCGCACCAAAGGCAGAGGCTACAGCGAATGCGTGGGGTTCAAACCCGGGCATGTTGTAGACGTTGATAATCTTCTTCCACTCATCTAGGTCACCCACCGCACGCATGTGTGGGGCAAGGTCTTTCGTTGCCTTTGATGGGGGGCTGTACCGCGTATAGCTTGGGCCAATCTCCCGCGTCCCTAGAATAAACTTGTCGTTCTCTTCTGACCAACCAAATTGAACCCTCATAATTTCTGCCTCCTGTGAGACTTGCATCTCTTTTGCGCAATCAATAACGTAGTTTAGGATGTTGGCCATCTGAGACGGCTTAGCTAACACTCCATGGAATGACACGGTTTTACGGAATTCATCTTTGCTCAGCAAAGATTCGGTGGAGATGGTGAACTCTTTGGCTCCGTCACGCGGCAATGACAGGCGCATCAGGATTGTCTCGCCCGCTGCGGGATCAAACATACGCTTCATCACAAACAGGTCGTACTCGTAGACGCAGATAACTTTTTCTTCGTCGCCGTCTTCAGAGTCTTCGTCCATGTCACCCTTCTTCACGGTGCGATAGATGCCGCCATTGCGCCCCCGAAAGTACAACGACGGGATATGCGGCACAGTAAACTCAGCAGTGATGCCGTCTGCTCCCACTACGGGAACAAGCTCATCAGGTTCAGCGCGGGCAATCTCGTGGCCAATCGTAATTGGGGACTTAATCTGCTTCCAATGTTTGCAAGAAGTACAAACGCCAGGACGGTAATCGTTAAACGTTTCGCACGTATAGGGTCCTTTGATGCCTTGTGCTTTCCGCTCCGTAGCTACAGCGCTGTAGCTTGGGTAGTGCTTTGATATCATGTGGATAGCTTTGTCGCCATCAACACAGTGCTTAGCAATAGACAGTCCTGCCCGCCATAGCGGTTCTTCAACTGCGTCTTGGTTATCTGCTATGTACTCAAGCTGAGCGCACCCCTCACCAGCCAGCGTTTTGTCAATGATGATCTTAAATCGTGACTGGCGGTTACCGAGCATTGCCTTTGTAAACTCATCCAGTTGCTTGGGTAAGTGCGCTGGCCTAGCAGGGACAAGCGGACCCATCAACGCGGCAAAGTCATCAAACAACATTGGTGCTGTGTATGGGTTTGTGCCCTCTAATACAACATCAGATGGTGGCGTGTCTTTAAAGTTAAGCGTGCCGGGGATGCGTAACACACGAGCGCAGTCTGCTGGCACGGCTGGGTCAACGATGATGTTGGCTTCTACGCAACGAGTCTTAAAAGTCTGGGCTACAGGCAACCACTTGCTTACTTCCACTGACTCAGTGAGCGGCCAGTAAACGTGCAAGCCACGACCGGAGTTAATGATCGTTGGTTTTGGGAGCTTCAGAATCCTGCATAAATCTTTAACGGCTTGCATGCCGGTAGGCTGGTCTATGTAGCCTTGGATACGTCCGTGTTTATCGGGTGCGGCTTTTGAAGGGCCGCAATCAATGTCTAGGAAGAACGCTTGCATCCATCCAACGTTCTCTGCCTTACGGCTTGCATCTGTTTTAAATTTACCTAACGCAAAGAATGTATTGCGTTCGTCTTTAACATTCTGCTCAGCCTGTGCTCGCACTTCTTCGAGTGTTTTGTGATGGGTCTGTTTAATGCCATCGTTCTTATCAATTCCTACAACGCAGTACCAGCCATCTTCGCCTGATACAACGCGCCGCAATAGTTCAATATCCGCCATTTTGAATCCATTCACCGTCAAAAAGAGAGGGGGCGACATGGGGTTGACGGAATCCCCGTTCGCTCCGTCGAGCTAGTCGCCCCCTAAACCTTACTTAGCGCGTTTGAGGTATTCTGTGATTGCCTCAGAGAACAGCTTGTTAGGCTCGTGTCTCCCAATGAACCAGTTGTAGACGCATTGTTTAGATACGCCAAAGAAGTCCATTACATCGGCTACAGGAATCTCGCGGGAGATGCAGAATCTCCCTAACTTCACGCCAGTGTTCCGGCCATCGGCATCCCGATTAGCGCGGACAATCTGCTGTGAATACCCAATCACTTTTCGTCTCCCCATTCATCAACCATGCTTGCCATGCCTGATGACTTGGGCTTCGGTGTCTCTTTAGGTTTCTCTGCCCGCTTGACGGGAGGAGCATCTTCAGCAACAGGTGCGGCCAGCTTTGCGGCGGCGGAGCCAGCAGGCGCAACCATGCGTGGGATTGCGGCTTCAGATTTCTTAGGAGAAAAGTTTAGTCTACCAGCGCTAACAGCAATTGGTGACTCACCTTGCTCAACAGCATCAGCATAACCATCGCTGTCTAAGAACTCTGCGTTGCTAAACAATAACTTGGGGAAGTCACTGTCGGTATCAAACGTCATGCGAGTGGCCATCATGTTCAGGTTGTAGCCTGACTGAGCCACGTACTTGGCGTACTGCAAGAAGGGCATGTGCTCAACATCGCCCTGACCAAACAAAGATTTCTGTGGCAGGATAAGTTGATAGATATCACCGGATGTGTTGTTGGCAAGAACAACAGCTAGGCGCATAGAGTAACGGCATGCGGCACGGCCCGCTCCGGCTGAACCTTTGATTGACTGTGCGCACTCTTTGCAACGTGCACTTTGTGGGTCAGGTACGTCTGCGTCAGGGCGCTCGCCATCGCTAGACCAGCAGTCAGGGATGCTTGTCTCGTCAGGGTTGTACTCGCCAGCGTACCAAGTTTTTTGCACTGTCTTACTGCCGTTAACGATTACGACATCCATGTAAGGGTCAGTGTTCTTAGAAATTTCTTTGCCGCCATCGACAAGACGGAAGACGCGACCGCGCAGTGTGATGCGCTTGACGCTACCGCCAGAGGAAGAGAAGGCTTTGGTGAAATCATCCAGCTTGACGTTTTGGAGGTGGGCTGGCATGTCTTTGATAGTTGTGAGGTTGCTCATGTTTTTCCTTAGATGGTGGATTTACGACGGACTACGATTGTGTAACGGTTTTCTACATTCAGACCAGCGGGGTACTCGTCAGGATGTTCTTCGAGGAACTGCTTCATGTTTGTATCATGCACTCGTTTGTGCAGTACAGCGAAGGCTCCATGTCTAGCGATCATCTCGTATACGCTTTCCCAGTTGGTAGGGTTGTAGCGGCTAGTGACACGTCGCATGACGGTTGCATTTTTAGTTGAGATACTGCTTGCATTGGCACTGTTCATAACGTCGAGCATCTTGCTCTCGACCTCTGTCATTTGCTCTGCTAGTACAGCATCTTTGGCTTCATGCTCGTGTTGTAGATGTTCGCGTGCAGTGCGAATCTCTATGTATTTAGCGGACAGTTCGTCCATGGCTTTGTCGTCCATATTGCTCCTTGGTTGGTGTTTATATTATATGGCTTAACTAGACTTTGTCAAGACTCGTTAAGCTCTTTTTTGTACAAATCTATAACTTTTTCGTGGTTACTGATGTTGTTCTGCAACATGAAGTAAAGCTTACGCTCAATGGGGCTTCCTTCAATGTGTACTACGGTCATCGGGTTGCGTTGACCGGGTCTATCAATACGTGCATTGGCTTGCAAATATGTTTCAGTAGACGTAGTAGGAGCGTACCAGATGATGGTGTCAGCCGCAGTTAGGGTAACTCCGTGTGCCGCGGCTTGTGGTTGGATGATAAGAACTTTAAGGTCTGTGCCTTCTTGGAACCGTTTAAAAATACTGGTGCGGTTGCGCACTTGCACATCACCGTTGATCACCTCACACTTAATCCCAGCTTTTGTCAAGTAGTCATTAAGCAAAGTAATTGTGTGGCGGTACGGCACAAACACTAGCACCTTGTGGCTTGATTCGTTTATCACCTCCTCAACAATGGCAAGGCGGTTGCTGACATCGAAGTCAACCACTGCGCCACTGTCTGTGTACACAGAACCACAAGAGATTTGAAGCAGCTTGTTCATCTTGGCCGCGGCATTGACCGAACTGATCTCTTCACCGGCAGCCTCCATGAGCATCTGATTCTTTAGCTCCTTGTAGTACTTACGTTGTTGTGGCGTGAGGGGTGCTTCACGGTTTACAAACGTAACCTCCGGCAGATCAAGGCACTGGGACTTCTCAAACCTAATCGCTGGCTGGAGCATGGTGAACACAATCTGCTCAGCGTTTTGGCGTGGTATCCAACGGAATGGGCCTAGCGGTTGCATAACTGAATCGCGGAAGTCACCAAAGAAAGTTGGCGCACGCTGGGGTACGCACAGCTTACCAAGCCCGTAAGCATCCACAGGGGACTGCGCGGCGGGTGTTCCAGTCAACATCCATAACCAAGTATCAGGAGTAATCAGCTTGCGCATGATCTTCCAACGCTTGGTCTGCACATTCTTGTAGGCGTTTGCTTCGTCAATCACAACGAGGTCAAACATCTTGTTCTTGATAGCGGTCTCCGCAATAGCGGGGATGCCATCGTAATTGATGATTACAAACTCGGCTGTGCTGTTAGCAATCTTGTTACGCTTCTCAGCGTTACCATACGCCACCTCTACTGTGCGGTGTACTGCAAACTTAAACAAATCATTCTGCCAAGCGGACTGCATGATAGATAGGGGGCACACAACCAAGACACGCTTGATCATGCCCGCCTTCATCAAATAATCTGCCGCCCAAATGACCGAGGCCGTCTTGCCTGTACCCTGTTCGTTAAAACAAAACGCACGGGAGTTGTCAGTTAGAAAGTTTGCTGTCTCTCGTTGGTGTGCAAATGGTGTAAAGCCTATGGGCCTTGGCCATTTATACAAGTCGTTGATCATTTTTTAGGTTTGTTTATTTTGACCGTATGGTCTGAGTTACGGGTAAAGGAACGGTTAGCACTGGGTGACTTGAGTTTCAAATTACTAGGTGCATTGGTTCCCCCTTTGGATAGCGGTACAACATGGTCAATGTCCTTGCCCGTGCGGTCTACGCCTTTAGCATCCATAGAACGTCTAGCCTTCTGACGCTCCATGCGCTTGGGTAGTTCCCCGCGGTCTTGTTGTTGTTCGTATTCCTTCTTGTAAGGGCGTGGTTTGTTTACGTATGGCATGAGATTCTCCTGTGGGTGGGTTCAAACGAGCATCATAGTATTTTTTAGGCATAGGTGCCTTCTTGTCAAGGAGGGTTCTGAACCATTCAGCACCACCTAATTCATTAAATATCATCCACTGCCTGTCAGACATTCTTACCTGTCTACCAATAAGCGGTTCGGGTGGTTTAGGTCTCGGCACTTTTCATCTCCCTAACATACGTGGCAAAACTTGCGGCTGTATCACCAAAGGCAATACGCATGCAATCAAACTCGTGCGCTACTTCTTCTAATACTTGATTGCGCAGGTTGTCAATTTCCTTATTAGAAATATAGTCTTGAATGTCATCGTCTTCAGCTCTTTGAATCATAGTGGTGCATCCTCATGGTTGTCGGGGTTAAATTTTGGGACTCGGTTGCCCTTGTCCTTGGGGTTTGGGAATGGGGGGAAAGGCCATGTCATACCTGCCCCCTCGCTAAAACTAATCCGGTCTCTGCCAAGTAGATTGCCCCATCCTTGGCGGCAAGCTTCCTGACTCTGTTTGTATCCTCAACAAGCACTTCGTACTTGTAGTCTCGTAGGTGGTTTACCCAGTATCCAATAGGTTGTTCATTGACATGATGATGCCCGCCTTGTCCAGGTAGAGCATTGGTCATCACAATATACTTACCGCAAGCCATAGACGACAACAGGTTGTGTACGTACTCCTCGTCGATATGCTCTACTACCTCTTGGCAGTGGACCAAATCAACTTTGGTAACAACTTTGGCCTTAGTCAGATCAATGTGGACGGTAGGGTAAACCGCATCTACGCAGTTCTTTATCATGCCATCTACCGCCAACACTTGAAGCCCTTGCTTGTAAAAATACTGCGATGAATAACCACTGCCTGAACCCAAGTCCAACACAGAGGTCAAAGAAAATCTATGGATTAAATAATCCCAAACGGAGGGGGCATATGTAAAGGGGTCACCCTCTACAATGTTCCCGCCAACGTGGGGTGCGTCAGCATCGCTTGCGCTAACCAACCCTGTGTACTCAGCCATTTGTTTGTTCCTTCACAAACTTGTCCAGTGTTTCAACTGCTTTCTTAAACTCTGCCCAAAGAATCTCTTGCTGGTCGGTTGATGCAATATCGGATGCGTTGTTCTCTAGCTGGGTGCAGAGCATGGGGTATGGCAACCATATCTTCCCTCTGTGATTCCTAGCAAGGTTGTTGTCGCAAGCGGTATCCCACTCAGTCTGCGCGGCATAGTCAATCATTGTTTTTGCAGAGCGCCTTGTATAGACAACGAACTGAGTGCACACGCTCCAGTCACATTCAATGATGAATGGGTCGCGGCAAACAATTCTGTTGGGGATGATGTAGACACCACCACCTGAAAAGAAATCCCACTCGCCTTGATGGGCGGTAAGATATGCTTTGTACTTGGGCCACCGAGAATCAAACTCTTCCCTTGAACAAAGAAGAGCGCAGTCATCTTCTAGCACTGTGTACATGCCCGTGTCATCGTCCCGCATAAGTTGTTTGAGTAACGCGGCATGCGACTGCATGCAACCTACCCATCCACCCGTGGGGTGAGTGAGCGCATTAAACCTAACAACGGGATGCCCTATAAAGGTAACGCAAACATGAAACCATCTGTCGGTTCTATGCGCTAAGTTAATGACATTAAAATTCACAGTGACCCCATATCAGATAACATTTCATCGGTGATCGCACGAACACGAGTAATAACTTTGGTTAGGTCTGCCTTGTTGGTGAACTCGCCAGTGATGGCGAGCTTAATTTCACTCAACGCTTCATACATAGCCGCCCCCTTAGACGCGAACAGCAATGCGTCCTCGTCATCAGGGTAGTCAAACTCTAGTATGGCTTTACATTTCATCGGCTAGGCGAGGCGTACTCGTTCTTCTCGATGGCGCGGTTCAAGTACCACTGAGCTTTCTTCAAGTCCTCAAGCCCTTGGTTCGTGCCCTTCTTGCCCGCTCTGCTGATGTACTTCACAGCATTGCCAAGGTGATAGCCCAAGCCCTTTGCTTCAATGTAATCAATCGTCTCAATGCCACCATCTTTGTAGTGTGGTGGGTGATTGACTGCATCAACCGCGCCCTTCGTTAGGGCGTAAACACGCTCAGCAAAAGACTCGTTTGATGTGGAGACCGAGAGCATGCGCATCTTAGGTTTCTTCATGTTGTCTGCAAGGCGCATTGCTTGCTCATCAGTCAGCTTGGGGATGTCTTCTGTAGCCATCGTTACACCCATAAACTTCTGCACGTTTTCTTTGGGTTTTTTCTTAAGTTGCCACTTGATGGTGGATACGTACGACGACTTTACATCAAACAGTTTTGCAATAACTGCTGATGTGGTATCGGGATTTTCAACGCAATATTTTTTAATGCGTGCGGTTAGAGAGATTGGTTTTTTAGCCATTTTGCTTTCCTTGGTTATGAACACATGATGTGACTGGACACCAGCCACGGCAAGTAAAGTTGGGTTTTGCATTCCACACACCGTTCTCGACGGAGGACTGCAACTGCCCAACCTCTGAAATCCACGGAGTCCAAGCTTCTTCTTGGTTATCCGGTAGATAGTCAGCCTTAATGAAGTCATCAGCAAACAGGAACATCAAGCCCGCTTTGACTTTCTTAACTTGGGGGAAGTGTTTGAAGATTGCAAGTGACAGCACCTCCAACTGTTTGAGATCAGCGTACTGACTCTTCTTCCCCGTCTTGTAATCAATGGTCAGGGCACGATCACCCTGCAAGATAATGATGTCCGCTATGCCGCGCCACCACACCTTCTTATCAAAGAACCCGCATGGCTCAAGGTCAGCGGTCAAGCCTAGCTTGTTCTCGCACAACTTCTCACCTTCCATGTTGCGGATAGCTTCAAGAGCTGGTTCAATCTCTTTGTACTTCTCTGGAATAGGTTTACCCTGACTAACGTATTCTTCAGCAATCTTATGAATCGTGTTACCGAATGTAATTGCCTCGCTTAGTGGTTCCTTGATGTCCTTGGCCACCTTGAGGTGGTAGTACTTCTTAGGGCACTGTTGGTACAGCGACAAGCTACTGTACGACCATGTAATATTTGCCATTAGCAATCTCCATAATTTCGAGCCATGCCTGACTCACAATCAAGAGGCAACCCCTTTGCCCACTTAGGGGACCACCTCATACATGCTTCAATATATTCTTTTGCGTAGTCCGCATCGTCTTCGGGTACGACGCAAGCAATCGCGTCATGCACAGTCAACACCACGCGAAACAATTTCTCAATCTGAATCATCTGCTCGCCAATAATGCAACGAGCAACTGCTTGGCAAAGGTTCTCCGCCACCTTGCCGCCGTAAATCTTATTGACACCCATGCGTGTCTTATAGGTAAAGTCACCATTGCTGTGGCGTGTTAACTCGGGGTAGTTCTGCATCAGGCCATTTGGTAAGCTAATACCGGTGAAGGGCTCAAGCACCATCAATCCCTGCCTATCAACATCCGCTGGCTTGTTGTGCACCATGCTCTCAAGCACTGATGTCAGGTGGTTCCACCAACTAGCTATCTGTGGGTTTGCGGCACGGTACTGCCTAATAAAAAACTTGCATGTGTCAACGTCTATGTTCTTACCCATGGTGGCTAACTGCGCTTGGAACTTGATACCGCCCATGCCGTAGCCCGCGCCAAGCACTGTGGTCTTACCAATAAACCGCTCTTCGTTATCAATCTCTTCAGGCGCTTTACCAAACATCTGTGCCGCCATGTAGCGATACACATCTTCTTTTTCCTCAAACTTCTTTAAGACGTTGGTCTGCCCTGCAAGCCACGCCAATACTCGCGCCTCGATCTGTGACGAGTCACAGTCGATGATGACATGCCCGCGAGGAGCAATCAGGCAACGCTTAAGCTTGCCGCCTTCTGTGCCACGGCTCGGTAGGTTCTGAAGGTTCACCTTGTCAGAGCCGCCCCACCGACCAGTGTGAGCCGCATAGTATTTCAACGGAATAGGTAGACGACGAAGGGACCCACCGATATGCCCGCGACGTGCGATAGAGATGAATCGCTCGGTGCGTGTCTCCTCAAGCGTAGACTTTGCGCCCACCCGTGCGGCAACCAATGCTTGCACTGCTTCGTTAGGGTGTTCAAGCAACGCTGTGAACTCGCTGTCACTCTTTGCAAAAGCATAGGTATCTTTGCCTGTTGCAGGGCTGATCTTTATTGGAGGCTCAACGCCATGCTTGATAAGCAACTCGGCAAACTTGGCGCTACTGTTAAGTATCTCTTTCGTGATGCCCGCCTCAACAAACAAACGTTCTTTGCGATCACGCACCTCAACAAGATGGGACTCAAGCTTGTCCACATCTAACTCAAGCAACGGGTCGCTGAACATGCGGATGGTAATGTCAATCAACCGCTTCTCAATGGTGGGGAAGCTAGACATCTCGTGGTACAGCTTATAGGTTAACTCGACATCGTTCTTGCAGTACTCACCATACTGCGCCAACTGATCAGCAGGGAAGTCTTCAAGGCGCAAGCCCTTGGCATCGTTCACCTCTAAACCTTTTGCACCAAGACCAAAGTGTTCAACCAATTTGGCTAGACTACCGCCCACTGTGATACCAAACATTGCCCTAGCCATGGACAAAGTATCAAACCAAGCCTTGGGTTTCTGCCCAAAGACCCACGTTAGGATAGCCGCATCAAACATTGCGTTATGGGCTAACACGAAGTGATTCCGCCAATCGAAGTGCGCCAACCACTCAGCCGTCTCTTCTAGGCTTCCGGAAAACCATTCAGCAGGCTCGGAATTTACCTTGACCGCAACACCAATCACTTGGAACTGCGGGTCACGCACATACTCCTCCGTTGTTAGACGGGTTAACGAATACTCACGACTGTAGTAAGTCTCGAAGTCGATTGTGATCATGCGGGGGTCTTAGGTCGGGCGACCACACGTCTAGCCTGCGTAACGGTTGTGGGCGGGACTGTGCCGTTCCACATGCCCGTGCCCTGCATCAGCATATTGGCGTTCGTCGTGCCGTTGTCCATTGCGTGACGCAACTTGGCGTTAATGTCCATGTTGATGTCGTACTCGGTCTGCCCAATAATAATTTCTTCCATGACGCGGTTCATGTCATACGCACGCCTAACCCGTTTATAAACGCGCCCAACAACGTAACGCTCAAGGCGCGAAAGTTCTAAATCGCTAAGGACATTTTTGATCTTTGACAGGGAACGGGCATCAAAGTCTTGGGCCTCGAGTTTCTCGCACAGAGCCTTGAGTTGGTCAGGTATGAAGGGGCGTAGTAGTTTGTCTATCATGTGTTCTTCTCCTTAAGTAATTGTTGAATGCGTTGAAATGCCACAAGATAGTTACCTCGTTCTGCAATCTGACAGGCTTCCAAAAAGTTTTCTTGCGATAGCCCAACCCACCCACGTTCGGGCAACGGATGCCCTGCTTGCTTGTAGGCTTCCTCACGCCAAAGTTGTGCTCGTTTCTTGTGGTACTCACAATGTGGGCAGTCGGTTACCATGCTGGTCGCTTTCCTATTTGTTCAAGCACTTCTACTAATTGGTCGATGTTTGTTTCGTTGATCACAAGGGCGTAGCCCATCGCATCCTCTATCGCATTAAGTTCTCTGCGTTGTAATGCGGTTGTGGTATTCTTGCCCGCCTTGCATTCGATAGCTATGAACTGCCCGCAGTAGCACGCTATGATATCGGGTATGCCTGATCGACCGAAGCCGTTGCTTGGGGGGAAAAAGAAGTAGGCATCATACTTGTTCAGTATGACTGTTAGTCTACGCTTTACTTTGGTTTCGGGTGTTATTGCCATACCTCTAATGTAGGGCATAACTGGACTATGTCAAGTCTTTTTTAGAAAATATTTTATAGGTGTTAACACTAGGAATCATCGACACGTTGTCGACAAATCCAAGACAAAAAAAGACCCGCACTTGGCGGGTCTCTTACTATCACTCGTGCATCATAGCGAATAGCGAATCTAGTATGTAGAAGTTTCTATCGTTGTATCGATAGCCTACATCATCTACTAGTTCGCTGTCCTCCATTAGCTGAAGCACGGCTAGGGCACTCTGTGCTTTCTCCGGCAGCTCGTCAAACTGTTTGTATTCCACAGCATGGGAGTCAGCATGAAAGCGTTTGACAAGAAACGTATTGCTGTACTGCACAACTATTGCGTACTGCTTATCCGTCATCTTTTCAGCAAGCATAAACTCAAGCATTGCTTTCTCATACTTCTCGGACAGGAAGTCCTTACGCATTAGTTCGCTTACTTCATTAGGTATCTCCTCTCCGCGTAGCAACAGATAGATATACCTTTGTACAATTGTAGAACTTGGTATCATGGTACTGTTACTTATCGGTCGCATTAGGTCCCGTATAGCACCCGAGAACGAAGAGTATATCGCTGTGTTTGCTTTCTCGATAACCTCTGCCGCTATCATAGGTATGAAGGTCTTCTTCACGATGCGTACCGCACCCATCAGCTTGCTAGTGGTACTCGTGTTAGCGTTACCCCGTTGGTTATCAATACGCCACGACTTGATACAGTAGACTTTCTCTGTCGGACCGCTACGCGCATAGCGAGTATCGATAGAGATTTCACCGAGATGCTCAGTGCCTTTGTAGACACGCACCATACGCAAGAACTCTACGCCCTCGGGGGGTACGATAGTCCTGTCCTGTATAGAGGACTTACTCGTGTTGTAGTTGATGTCTTGCTTGCTCATACCCTTAGTAGTAAAGGTAAACGCTGGCATGTCTAGGGCTAGTTTGTTTACCAACTCTGCTAAGAATGGGTCAAGCGCATAGATTGCGGGTAGTTGTATGTTTGCAAAGGTCATAGTTATTACCAGTTGAATTTGTTGAGGATGTCTTGGACATTCGTTCTAAGTTCTAGTCGTGCGCCAACATCAGAACGTAAGTCGTCTATGTCGGTCGTTGTCACGGCCTGCTCTAGCATACGTCGTGCTTTCTCCAGCTCTGGGTCTTTCGTGACATTGAGTCGGGTCAGCAGGTCGCATAGGTCTATAGCGTTGTCGATCAAAGAGTCACGGAAAATCTTACGATCACCGTCTTCTTTGTCAGTCAGCTTATCAGTCATGTGCATCAGCACAGCGTGCAACCTATCCCATGGGTCACGCATAGCTTCTGATAGCTTGTCGCTAAACATCTTCTCGTACTGCTCTTGCAAGTCAGCCTTGACGCGAGCCTCGCAGTTGATGCGGAAGTCACCACTCTCAGGCACAGGCAGGAAGTTGTACTCGAACTTAAAGCGACGAGGTAACGTATCTACATCAGGAAACTCATCAGCACGATAGTACTTGCCTAGCTTGAACGCTTGGTCGTTCTTGATCTGCGGATAAGCAATGATGAAGTCTTTGACTAGCGCATGGAAGTTAGCCTCCATCGTACCGAGTTGCTCGCGATACTTGAAGAAGTTCTCCATAGGTAGTAAGCCGACACCCTTCATCCAAGGCAAGGTCTGCGTTGAGTTCCATGCTCTGCACTTGGCCGAGTACTTCTCTATCTTCTTGAGGTGATCACTGCCCGCCATGAGGTACTTGTATACCGAGCCCGCATCTTGGTCAGCTTCCTTGGATGTGTTGACATCCATGGTGGTTTCGTTGTCACGCTTGCGTGCAGTCCATGTGCTGATACGCAACTCCACGAGCATAGCCATGGATGATAGGGAGACCACGGGACCCGTGATCGTCATTGTATTCTCTGTCATAGGATTCTCCTGATTAAATTAAATAGATTTTTCGACAACCTGTCGAAGTTTCCGAGGTACAAAAGTGTGATCTTTAAAGAACTTAGTGTTAGTACGCGATGGCTTAGTACCCTTGGGCAGGCGTACGCGCTCAAACACTTGATCTCTGTGCAAATAGGACACGAACGTCTTCATCCAATCGACCGTGTTCACGATGCTTAGTTTTCTTGAGCCCCCCGATGCCCACATGTGACTACCTGCTTGATTGGCAATGATGTGCAGTAGTTGCACCCACTCGCTAGGGTCGCCCCTGTCCAACATAGACTGCGCCTTCTTACACGCCATAGGATGAAAGCCTACGCCTCTACGCCAATCGTTATAGCCGTAGCCAAACGGTATAGCATCACGCGCATAGCGTTCTTCCCACAGATCGTCACGCTCTTGCGGTGATAGCTTCTGCTCGTTACTAGCCTTGTATTCTTCAGCGGAGAAGAATCCTAAGTCCGTAGCAAACTTCTCGAACGAGGGGTTGATCTCACTGTGCTCGAATGTATCCGTAACTGCGAGCACAACTTGCGCCCACGATAAGAACGCTTCATACCTCTGCATGAATTCATTTACCTTACCTCGCCTAGCCCGCGTGTTATACGCAACAGGGGCAGTGAGCAGGAACGACTTACCATCTACATACTGGAAGTCAAGCCTACCGGTATGGCGCGGTAACTCATACATCTCTGTGCGAGTGTGGTTCACGCAGTAGAACATACGCCCTTCACTCCACAAGAAGTTCTGAGACACATCTGGTAAGAAGTTATGGATGTTGTCGGGCGTGTACGCACTATAGTACTTGGGTGCAAATACAGAATAGGTATTGTCCGAACGCCACTCGACGAGCGTCTGTCCGTAGTACCGCAGATGCACCGTGTTGTCATCCGGCATATGGATGTCGGCCATGTAGTGATGCTGACGACTACCCAATGGGCGAATCTTGTCCTTGTGCCCACGGATAGGTTTAGTTTTATCGTGCCAAGATTTCACGGCCTCAAAGCCCGCTACCTTGCGCACGCATGCTGTGTTATAGCCCATTTGATTTTCCCTTCAATAAAGAATGTTGAATAAAAGACATACTCTTGGAGAGCATGTGGATATCAAGCAACTGTTTCTGATGCTTTAGTACAGTGTTCTCGCTTACGAGAGAACCTATGTGGGGCTTATCGCCCTTCTTATAAACAACCTGACCTTTGGCTAATACGACTAGTGGCATATGGTTCGGATTCGTCGACACGGTGTCGATTACTCCGCCTCCCCGTTGTAGAAAGCTATCAAGTGTTTGACCACCTGACCGTTGGTAGGTTGAAAGCCTAGCTTGGACACGAGCCCTTCCCTTACCTCTTGCAGTAACTCAAAGGTTTCTTGGTTAAGCGTGACCACAAAGTTTTGTACAGTCGGTTTCATCGTCTCTGCTCCATGATTTCTTTTGCATTGGCTTCAACTTCCAATCTCAGCAGTGCCGTGATCGGAGTAATGAATGCCGCTTTGATGTCAGGCTTTACGAACATCGTCACATTGGTAGTACGCACGCCATTCCACTCTTTGCCGAGTTGGTTGCAGGCGTTAAGTGTTTCGCATACACGCAATGCTTCCTCGATGTCCAAGACAAACTGTTCACCACCTATATGTAATAGGACTTCCATTTCAAACCTCCTTAATAGTTACAAGTTGACCCTTTGGTGGGGTATAGCTTGCGTTGCCGATGATGCACCACAGGATTGGTACATTGAGTCGCGCCCACCCCGGCGGATTGCTGTGCATATACCCATCAGAGAGCATCACGAGAGCATCAGGCTTGAGCTTATTTTTCTCCATAAACTCAGGTACGCAATCAGGATTAGTACCACCACCACCTTTGGGCTTTGTCTTGTGGACAATGTCAGACAGGTGAAGCGTGTACGTCTCATGCCCGTTCACATTGGTATCCCAATACAAAACATCGACACGATCAGGTACAACATCCAAGATGAGTTTATTAAACTCAGACATGAACGCATCGAGCAGAGGTCCGTGTACAGAACCTGACGTATCCATCGCTATCACGAGGTGCTTCATCTTCTTACCGATGATCGCAGGCAGGATAACGTCTTGCCACAAGTAGTTCTTGTGGGCTTTGCGCCACGATGGTGCTTCACGCCCACGCAGATTGGTTTTGACAAACCGCTTAAGCACAGCCCGCCAGTCAACCTTCGGTGCGAGAAGTTCGCCTATCTCTCTGGACATATTGCCACCTACTTTGCCAGCATAGATTGCGCCTTGACGCAGCGCGTGATCGATGTCACGTTCTAACTGCTTATTCTCGTCTTCAGACAGGCCATCCTTCGCGCCTTCCCAATCGTGCTCATCGAGGGAATTACCGTCAGGTTGTCGATTAGTCCCTCGATGCTCGTTCCCATCTTCACCAACAGGACCATCACCATCTCCATCCTCATCGCCACCTCCGCCACCACCTTCTTCTTGCTCATCACGCAGGATGTCAAACACTTGGCGTGCATCCATACCACGGAAGCGTGTGTCAAAGCACCCCTGATACTTACCAGTCTTGGGGTCGCGAGGGTGAGAGATCATGCTCTCGAGTTGGTCCATGTCAAACAACTGAAGATTGATCACATGATCACAGGCACGATTGGCTAAGTCGTGGTCGATGTCATGCAAAGACTTCCATGTCGTCAGGTGACGATAGCACTTGTGCATGTTCTCGTGCATTACCAGAAAGGCCAATTCCTTATCTGTTAAGCTGTCTACGAATGCGCGACCATACTCCGCATCGCGACCATTGGTGCGTGCAGTTGGTACAAGTTCAGACACACTCGTCTTACCTACCATAAACAGACCCGCGAACAAAGCGAATTCTTTGTTGCGCATCAGGCTCACATGAACAAGTTCTATGCGTTGCTCAGCCGTTAGTTTTCTCATTAGCATTTCTATGCTCCTCTCGTTGTTGAATTACAAATACCTCGATGTCATGCGCGGCCTCATGCTCACCTATCAGGCGCAGTTGTGCCGCGAACGCCATGCCCGCTTGGTACAAGTTGTCGTACTGGTTAGTCATTGTTTAACTCCGCAATGATCTTCAACTTGTTATAGGTATCGGCATCAACTTCCTGCCAACGCCCTGCGCTTGTCATGCGATCACCAAAGTCATACATGTTGACCGTGCCGTCGCCCGCTTGCGAACCATCAATGCCCCAAAACGTAGAGGCAAGCGCATCGAGATGCTCATCTGGGTGATCATCTGTCGTGAACTTAACCATCGTGCTTACTTCGCTCTCACCAAAGTAAGTCTCAATCTCTCCGATGTAGTGCTTCATTGCATCTTCCTTGGTTGTTTATCAATAACTATTGCTACGTCTTCCAGCTTGGTTATCCTGCTGTTGGACAACGGCACGGATGTATCGAACTCCATGGACAGGCGTGTCCATACAGTTGCGTTCCACTTGGCTAAGCGTTGGCTTGTGATGTGTATCCATCGCCCGCTAGTCTTGTCGACTACATCAAAGCCGTCATTGACTGGCACGATGTAGCAGTTGCGATAGCTGACAGGGGTTCCGATCTTGGTAGTTTTCATTTAAGTTCCTTGGTTGGTTGGAGTTTTCGACAGGATGTCGATTTATCCCTTGAGTCCGGCAAACATGTACTGGTTCTCACGAGCCCATGTCACGAACGCAGGGTGTGCAATAGCCCAATTCTTCTTAGCTTTAACTTCGAGTAAGCTATTGATGAAGAGTGCTTGTGCTTCTTTAGGCATACGCTTAACAAAGCGCATCCATGTTCCGAATGTTTCACGAGTGCATGTAGATACACCCTTGAACATCAAGATACATTGGGCCGCTGGACTTGTGGGCAAGGCCACAGTGTCAGGGTTAGACTCGATAGCCTCGCGGGTCGGGAGTTGATCAGCCATCGATACATACGCTTGCAAGTCACGCGATGCAGAGAAGCCGAGAGTGCCGTCGAGTGCGGCAATCAATGCGTTGTCAGTCAGGCGATCACGGATGGATACCCAATGCGATGCCTTGAACAACGAGCGAGGAGACACGAACGCAACCTGTGATGCGTCATGTGGGTTGAAGATGTACGGGTTCTGTTGTTGCCCGCCATCCTGATACGATGCCATGCAATGGGGATACTCACGCACCCATGCTTGCACCTCGGGTGCTACACCATGGTTGATAGCCCAAGCTAACCATTCTTCAGCATTGGGTTTCATGTAGGGAGCCCATGTCTGACGGTTGCGTGTATGTGCCTTAGCAGAGTCACCGACACCATCGGCATCATCATTACCAGTAGTAAAGACAATGGAGTCCGAGTGCAGATAGAAGCTACCCATGCGACGCTCATGTAGTAGAGGGTGCAGGGTGTTACGGACATAGTCGTCGGTCTTGGTCCACTCGTCGATCATGATTACGCATGGCTCGTTGAGATGCAACTTGAAACTCTCAGCAGGATAGAAGTCCAAGGTGCGTGTCGTGTGGTTGGGTATGGGCATGCCCGCCTGACCCACATCGGTGTTCGGACCATCGATATACACCTTGTGATAACCCGTACGCTCTACGATCACATCGTGGATCGCGGTTTTACCAACACCTGGTTCGCCAGTAAGGTGTACTGAGTTATGCCCGCTATTGAGGATGAGATCAACGGCTTCGGTGAAGTTGATGCGACGAGAGTGTTTGATTTCTGACATTTTAATTTCCTAATAAAAGAAGAGAAAGGAATAGTCGACACCATGTCGACCGTTCCGAGGTTACGAACGTGGGTACTTCTGATTGGTATCTAACAAAGTCTGTGGTGCAGACGCATCAGTTACCAACATGTAAGGACCTTTGCCGTAGGGTTGCACTACACACCAAGATTGGCGTGCAGAGATCGCGGCTTGATTGCCGCAATGCAGACACAAGCGATAGCCCAAGGCATAACGCTCGTGGTGGATGTCGTCACCGCACATGGCACATGAATGCCAGGCTGTGTAATCGTCATCGTATTCTGTAGTATGGTGAGTCATCAATCAATCTCCCAATAAGTAATGACAAGTTCTTCCGTCGCAGGATTGCGATAGAAATGAATCTCTGTGTAGGCACGACCCTCACGCACGCACTCATCGAGTGCTTGCAACCAACTGAGTGCTTTGCCGTTGAAGGGGATAGGCTTGCGCCATGGGAGTCGATACAACTGCATCACGGTCTCCAATAGAAGAGGTCGAGGGCAAGCACAATGAGTGCGAGGGCAATGATGAAGCGTGAGAAACGCTCGAAGTCAGTAAACATAGGTATCTCCAATAAAAGAAATGACACAAGTGATTTGGAATAGTCGACAGGGTGTCGAAGAATCCGGAACCACGGAGAAAAGTACATAAGAAGTTCTACTAGCTAATGTACTTCGTACATTATAACATACATTCTTGACAAAGTCAAGACCCTCTCCGTGTTTTAGCACACCAATCCGTTATTTGGAGGCGAGGTCCCAATCATCCGCAGATTTGGTAAGCAAGCGACGCTTACGCTCTTCGATGGCCTTGAAGATTGAGCCGTTGAACAACTCATCCACGTCGTCATCCGATACTGTGGGTTTGTCCTCCAATAATTTCTTGGTGACACCGGTCATTTGCAGTATTGGCTTGAAGTCATGAGCACGTTCGTGTGGCAACTCTTTATGTTGGCGCAATGCGGGCGGCAAACCCCGAGCGTCGACACCGCTAAGCATGGCGCTGTCTTGTAGCATCTTGAGTACGTCGAGTTCCATGGGGCGAGCCGCTTCTATAGCTTCAGCAGTGGGTAACAAGTGAGCCAGCTTTTCCTGCTCGGGCAGTAGGTCGGTGAAGAACCCGTTGGCCACGCCCGTTTTGCCCGCCATGGCAAAGCGACGAGCAACAGTCGTTTGGTTCTCGGAATGGTGGTAAGGGTTTACGCAATGGGTTGTGTTGCACCATTTCACAAGCCGACGCGATGCTGGCACATATCTGCATGTGATAAACAAGATACGTGTGACCGAGTTGGTCAGCATGGCCTTGGTTAGTGGCGAGTAAGGACTGATGACGGGCGATGCTTTGGGGTCGTTGGCGAAGTCACTGGTGGGCCAAACGATGCACATGCCTTGGGTCGTGCAGTTGTTTATCAAATCATCTGCGGTTCTGTATTTTTGGATGCGTGACATGGTTGCCTTTCGGTTATGTAATGAATACTCAATAAGTTTACGAGGGAATTTCGAGGAAAAACACTGCCCGTAAGGTTACATTATAAGGGTTGAACTTATCTTATTCAAGGGGTGTTTTACACATTTATGCGGGTTGTGAGACGATATTGTAATGAATAAATGAACCGCTCAGGTAAATTGGAATATTGTAAACGAAGATTTATTTTTTTCGGGATAGTCAAGAAGCAGAATCGGAAAAAACGCGCCCAAGCTATACAATTTCCTCGGGTTTCCCTTAGCGGTTCATTTATTATTTATTTTATTAAGATAGATAGATAGAGAAAACAAGGACTTACGAGTTTTGAGAGTGCAAAATAAGATAACGTAAGATGCCTAAATGTAAGGTTCTGAGGATAACCTTATCTTTGATCTAAACCGTTGCTTGTATGCAACTAATAAGAGCGAATTGGGCTTTGAATAATGTGCCAGGCCATGTGTGTGCGAGTCTTGACGGGCATCGCACTTGCCGACGGGCTGACTCGATCAGGGCGCGGAAAAAACGTCAAAATGTCGAAAACTCCGCCGTTGCGACAGGAACTGGCATCGTAGATGCGGAGCACACGACGCATTTTGGGCGAAAAAAAACGCCCGCCACGCAAAAGCATGACGGGCGAATTCTTACTCACCGACAAAGTAAAAGCCAAGTGATGACACAGTTGAAAGCATGGCGACCCAAAAGAAGGTCAGCGACTCGTCGCCAAGCGCAAGCACAGACACAATGAAGGCTATGAAGCAAATCAACGCCTTAAACGCAAAAAACTTGTAAAACTTATCCATAACGAACTCCAATAAAGGTTAAAACGGAATGATCGACACCATGTCGACCATTCCTTGCGGGCTTAGCCCAAGATCATTGCCACTTGCGTGAGCAATTCGACCGCATCAGGCGTGCCTGACTTAGCCAACTCTTTCACACGAGTGTTGATCTTATCGGTCAGAGCCTTCAACTCTGCCTTCTCAGCATCGATTGCCGACGCATTACGACGGGCGACTTCGGCATTGAGCTTTTTTGCCTCATTCAAAGACTTGTTGTCACCTTTACGCAACAACTCAGTTTTGCGCTCAATCAGGTCATCGTCGGCAAACTCAGCCAGCTTCTCGATTTCCTTAGCCTTAGCCTCTGCCTTGCGCACCGCATCCTTCGACTCAGACTTAGGCTTGACGAAATCAAAGGTTGACACGCAACGATTGATCTGCCTCTCCCAAATCTTTTGAGCCGCATCATCCGAGCGACCCTTGTCAATGTTGCCCGCTTTGTGAAAGTCACGCACGAGCATGAACTCAGAGTAAGACAAACCCTTGATAATGTCATTCAGATTTGAATCCAAGACATCGAGGGCTTGCTTACCCTTAGCCATCAGCGCCTCAGCCGCACCGGTTTCTTCGCCAATGGTGAAGATCGTATCCTGCAACTCGACGGCAGGCTTGCCGTGAATCATAGGAACAGGAACAGCAATAGCAGAACTTGCAACAGAAGTATTTGTCATGATCATTTCCTCAATTAAAGGGTTGGCAAGATCGCCAAGGAATCGTCGACACTTGACGATGATTCCCTATCGGCAGACGATCAATCTGCTGATGATGTATATTAAGGGATGGGTCAGATAAAGGGTGAAACTCCACACAGCCATTCAATGCTATGTTATGGAAACATCGCTAAAAAAAATCGACTTGCTCGCCGGATAAACCTTGGCGTTCGTGAGCCTGGTCGGAGAACACGGTGCGGGTTTGTAATCGGTGGATAGGAGAACACCACCGTGGTGGGTAGGGGCAGTATTGGTAGTAGGTACCATCACGCGAACATACACAGTGTTCCGCGCAAAGGAAGAGCAAAATTTAAAAACACCCCCGGGTGTTAATTTGGGTCCCCCTAAACACCCACCCCCCATATATTTTTAGGCCCCCCTTGCGCAATCTGGTTCCATACATGTAGAATCCAGACACCTTTTGGAGTGCACCCCTTTCCTCCATGCTAAAACTTAATATTGATAAAACGGTTCCGTACCCCGAGAGTACCGAGCCAGACAAAGCAGCGACCTTGCGTGAAGACATGCAACTGGCCGCTAACACAGCCGCCGTCTTAAAAGGACTGGGCGCTGACATTGAAGACTCCCCGATTGCACAAGAAGAGGCTGACGAGGTATTTGCTCAGTTCTCGGAGATTGCAAAAAAGCAGTTTGAAGATGCAATGTCAGACAAGCCCAAGCGGGGTAGGCCCCGCACGCGGCCCGAAGCACCAAACGCCTCGGCGTTAATGGAGAAGGTGCCAGTCGCCCAGCGGATCAGTACGATGTTGCGCGAGTACAACAACCCAATTGTTGCCGACGCAGCAGAGCTTCGCCTTGTAGTAACAAATAAGTTACTAGACCTAGCGGGCTGTGGGGACCCCCGAATCGAAATAAAAGCGACGGAGATGCTGGGCAAGATAAGCGATGTAGGCTTGTTCTCCGAGAAAACCGAGATCACCGTGACGTACAACAACGTCGCGGACATTGACGAGGCGATCAAAGACAAAATTCGCAAGATGATGAAGTTGAACTCAATCGATGTGCCAGTCATGGACTTGGACATGAAGAAAGAGTTTGAGGACCCCAAGGTGATTGAGGATGTAACGCCCAAAGAGCCGCCAGAAGAGGACACTATCGATGTCTGACGAACTGGATAACATTGACCCGGAGCTCAAAGCGCTGCTGGCTAATCTTCACCTGTTAACAGAGAATCAGAAAAATGTAATTCTTGCGGACCTATCCCGCAAAGAAGAGATGCTGGAGAAGCAGCTAGCCCGAGATACGTTCATGGGCTTCGTGAATAAGTGCTGGCCGACCTTTATTTCGGGCCGACACCACAAGATTATGGCCAAAGCGTTTGAAAGAGTGGCCAACGGAGAGTGCAAACGGCTGATTATCAACATGCCACCCCGCCATACAAAGTCGGAATTTGCGTCTTACCTCCTACCAGCGTGGTTTCTAGGTAAATACCCGCATAAAAAGATCATCCAGAGCTCAAATACGGGTGAATTAGCGGTCGGATTTGGTCGAAAAGTGCGAAATTTGGTCGATTCTGACGTTTACAAGGCAATTTTTCCCAATTTTGAGCTCCAACAGGACTCAAAAGCCGCTGGAAGGTGGAATACCAACAAAGGTGGCGACTATTTTGCGATTGGTGTAGGTGGTACGGTGACCGGAAAGGGTGCCGACATCCTAATTATTGACGATCCGCACTCAGAACAGGAAGCTGCACTGGCTGCCAGTAATCCGGATGTGTTTGACAAGGTAACTGAGTGGTATACGTCTGGTCCGCGTCAGCGTTTGCAACCTGGCGGGTCAATCGTAGTCGTGATGACTCGTTGGTCGCTGCGGGACTTAACGGGCCAGGTACTCAAAGCTGCCGCTGCCCGCGGTGGAGAGCAGTGGGAGGTGATTGAGTTCCCTGCCATCATGCCCTCGGGTAAACCCTTATGGCCTGAGTTCTGGTCTTTGCATGAATTGGAAGCGCTCCGTCAGGAGTTGCCTAACTCGAAGTGGCAAGCGCAGTACCAGCAGAACCCAGTGGGTAATGAGAGTGCGATTATCAAGCGGGACTGGTGGAAATGGTGGGAACTTGAGAGACCACCGGCATGCGACTACATTTTGCAGTCATGGGACACTGCGTTTGAGAAGACTAACCGTGCTGACTTTTCAGTGGGCATGACGTGGGGGGTTTTCTACAATGACGAAGACCACAGCTTGCCGAACATTATTTTGCTCAACGTGTACAGGAAGCGCGTAGAGTGGGTGCAGCTCAAAAAGGATGTGTTTGAGGAGTACCAAGAGTGGGAGCCGGACGGTGTAATCATCGAGAAGAAAGCCACCGGCGCACCACTAATTTATGAGTTAAGAGCAATGGGTATTCCAGTTCAGGAATACACGCCGAGTAGGGGTCAGGACAAAGTTGCCCGCTTGAACTCGGTCTCAGACATAATTGCGTCAGGGAAAGTATGGGTTCCCCGTACCGCTTGGGCGGAAGAAGCAGTTGACGAGATTGCTGCATTTCCGTCTGGCGAGCATGACGACTTGGTGGACGCAACCACTCTTGCACTGATGCGGTTCAGGCAGGGGGGTTTCCTCCGCTTGCCTTCCGACGAACCGGAAGAACAAAAATTTTTCAAACGCCGAAACGCGGTGTTCTATTGAGGATGATGTATGGCTACTAATATCGACAAAGCTCTGTATTCTTTGATCCCCGGGATGGAGGATCAGAGTATGTTCCCCGAAGACGCAATTGAGATTGAGGTCGAAGACCCAGAATCTATGCGCATTAGTGCGGGCGGTGTGGAGATTGAACTGTTGCCGGAAAGTAAGAAGGCAAGTGATAAGTTTGATGCCAACCTTGCGGAAGAGATGGACGAGGGTGAGCTGGGTAAGCTTGCGTCTGAGTTGATGGGATTAGTGGATGCAGATATTGCCAGTCGCAAAGACTGGACAGATGCGTACGTTAAAGGTCTTGAAGTTTTGGGGATGAAATATGAAGAGAGAACTGAGCCATGGAACGGCGCTTGTGGAGTGTTTTCTACTGTACTCACGGAAGCGGCCATCCGGTTTCAAAGCGAGACTATCACGGAAACGTTCCCTGCTGCGGGCCCTGTTAAAACGGAGATTATTGGGGCCATTGATCGTCTTAAAGAAGAGGCGGCTGAGAGGGTCCGAGATGATATGAATTATCGCTTGACTGAGGAGATGCCTGAGTATCGTCCTGAGCATGAGCGCATGTTGTTTAACTTAGGTCTTGCGGGCGCGGCCTTCAAGAAAGTTTATTACGATCCGGGTCTGCGTCGCCAAACCGCGATCTTCTTGCCCGCTGAAGATGTGATCATCCCTTATGGGTCGTCGGGCGCACGTACCGCTGAGCGCGTCACACACTTGATGCGTAAGACGAAAAACGACATCAAGAAGCTACAAGTTGCAGGTTTCTACCGCGACGTTGAGCTGGGTGATCCCGTTAATATTTACAACGACGTTGAGAAGAAAAAAGCTGAAGAGCAGGGCTACTCCATCACTGATGACGACCGCTATCAACTAGCGGAAATTCAGGTGGACTACGTCATGCCGGGCGATGAGACCGAAGATGAGATTGCAGTTCCTTACATTATTACGATTGATCGCGGCACAGATGAAGTTCTTGCCATTTACAGAAACTGGAATGAAGATGATTCAACGTATGCGAAACGTCAGCACTTGGTTCAGTACGACTATATCCCAGGTTTTGGTGCGTATGGTATGGGGCTTATTCACATTATTGGTGGTTATGCTCGTGCTGGTACTTCTCTTATACGTCAGCTTGTTGACGCAGGGACACTCGCCAACCTTCCCGGTGGCCTGAAGTCTCGTGGCCTGCGTGTTAAGGGTGACGATACACCCATCGCACCGGGCGAGTTCCGCGATGTAGATATCCCAAGCGGGTCTATCAAAGATAACATCATGACGCTCCCGTATAAGGAACCGTCGCAGGTGTTGCTGGCGCTACTGAATCAGATTACGGAAGAAGGTAGACGACTGGGTTCTATCGCTGACATGAAGATGTCGGACATGAGCGCACAAGCACCGGTGGGTACAACACTTGCGCTGCTTGAGAGACAACTCAAAATCATGGGTGCTGTCCAAGCCCGCGTGCACAACTCGATGAAAGAGGAGTTCAAACTTCTCAAGAGCATCATCAGAGACAACATGCCAGAGGACTATGACTACGAGCCCGCTGGTGGAGATCGCACGGCCAAGCGTGAAGACTACGATATCGTTGAGGTGATTCCAGTCAGCGATCCTAACAGCTCAACAATGGCTCAGCGGATCATGCAGTATCAGGCTGTTATGCAGCTTGCGCAACAGGCTCCGCAGATTTACAACTTGCCAGTCTTGCACCGCCAGATGATTGAGGTGCTGGGTGTGAAGAATGCTGAGAAGCTTGTGCCCATCGATGATGATCAGAAGCCGCGTGATCCCATCAGTGAGAACATGGCGTTCCTCAATGGCGAGCCTACAAAAGCGTTTATTTACCAGGATCACGATGCGCACATTGCGGTGCACTCGACGTTCATGCAAGACCCCATGATTGCACAGCAGATGGGACAGAACCCCATGGCGCAGCAGATGATGGGTGCGATTCAAGCGCACATTGCAGAACACTTAGCTTACTTGTATCGCAAGAAAATCGAAGAGCAGTTGGGTACAGCACTGCCCGCTCCGAACGAGGAGTTACCTGAAGAGACTGAAGTGCAGTTGTCCCAGCTTGTGGCGCAAGCGTCTGCTCAGCTCTTGCAGCAGAACATGGCCATGGCCCAGCAACAGAAAGCCCAACAGATGCAGCAGGACCCGCTAATTCAGATGCAGCAGGCGGAGTTGCAGATCAAGCAGCAGGAAGCTCAGACTCGTGCACAGAAGACCCAGGCTGATATTCAGTTGGCGCAAGAGAAACTCAAACTGGATGCACAGCGCATGCAGATTGATATGCAGAAGGAGCAGCAGCGTGTGGCCTCGCAGGAGCGCCAGAGCACCGAGCGTGTTACCGCGCAGGACCGCCAGATTGCACAGAAGCTCAAGGTTGACTTAGTCAAGACTATTCACAAACCGCCTACTAAACCGCAGATGCCCGGAGGTAACAGATGAACGAGTTTGAACTATTAAGGAAGTACAACGACGAGTTTCGAGAGCAAGCGCTCTCAAGACTTGCGTCGGGCCAGGCTAAGGACTACGCGGAGTACCGCGAGTTGGTTGGTGTGATCCGCGGTATGGACCACGCTAACTACAGTTTACTGGAGCTGAAGAAAAGGTTAGAAACAGATGATTAGTGTGCCAGAACCCAGCGTTGCAGGAGCTCCGTCGTACCTCCACATAGACGGGCAAGACATCAAAGTTGTTGCCAAGATGAACTTGCCGCGTGTTGTGGTGTTTGATAACTTCCTGTCTTATGAGGAGTGCGAGGGGCTGATCAGCGGCATTGAGCACAAGATTTTGCAGTCTACGGTTGTAGACGACAGGACGGGCACGTCTATCCAGCACGAGGCCCGCACCAGCTCTGGCTCTTACTACACACGCGGGCAGACCGAGCTTGTGGACCGCATCGAGAAGCGGATAGCCCGGCTCCTCAACTGGCCGATAGAGTACGGCGAGGGGATGCAGGTCCTCAAGTACGAGGTGGGTCAGCAGTACAAACCCCACAACGACTACTTCACAACCCACTCTGGCGTGCACCTGGATGGCGGGCAAAGAGTTGGGACGTTCCTCATGTATCTCAACACGCCCAAGAAAGGCGGGGGTACAAGCTTCCCTAACTCGGGGCTTGAGGTAGCGGCGCAGGCTGGTAGCGCGTTGTTTTTTAGCTACAAAGACGCAGATGATTCGTCGATGACCTTGCACGCTGGTACGCCGGTGTTAGCAGGGGAAAAATGGGTGGCCACAAAGTGGCTGCGCAGAAGCAAGTTTTGATGCAGTTGTGTCAAAAACGTAGTGGGTTAGGGGTTACCCCACTGCGGTCTAACGTAACCCTTGAGAGAGAAATATGAGCGAAATCTTAGTAAGCCAAGACGGTGCCACAGCCACTGTACTTCCCGCGACGGCTGAAGAGAAAGCAAAGCAGGTTCCTGATCCTGCTACTTTTCATGTTCTTTGCATGCTTCCCAAAGCAGAAGAAGAATTTAGTGAGTCTGGGATTCTTAAATCCGCTACCGCCATGTATCACGAGGAGCTCCTTTCCCCCGTGTTATTCGTAGCGAAGATAGGCCCAGACGCATTTAAAGATGAGAAGCGTTTTCCTTCCGGACCTTCATGTCAAGTCGGCGATTTCATTATCACCCGCCCCAATACTGGCACCCGTATGAAAATACACGGTACAGAGTGGCGTTTGATCAATGACGACTCGATTGAAGCCGTTGTGCAAGACCCCCGCGGTATTCAACGTCCATAAGGAGAAATCATGGCCACATTTGAAAAAACTGAGTTTGTCTTCCCTGACGAAAAGGAAGAAGCTGAAAAGAATGCAAATCAGCTTTTAAAAGACGACGATATTGAGATCGAAATCGTCGATAACACGCCCCCATCGGACCGCAATCGCGCTCCCTTGGATACTCCCCCCGAGGAGGTTACAGACGAAGAACTTGATAGATACACTGATGTCAAGCTCAAAGAACGTCTAGCCAAGCTGGGTAAGGGATACCACGACGAACGCCGCGCTAAAGAAGCCGCTCACCGAGAGAAGGAAGAGGCTATCCGCATGGCGCAGGCGGTTGTTGAGGAGAACAAGAAGCTAAAAGGTTCGCTAAATACGAACCAAGAAGCTCTCTTGGAACAAGCTAAAAGAGTTGTAGCCAATGACCTTGAAAAGGCTAAGACCAGGTACAAGGCGGCGTATGAGTCAGGGGACTCCGAAGCCATGGTCGATGCGCAGGAAGAGCTAACCGTAGCCCGGATGAAAGTCGAGCGCGTAAATAGTTTTAAGCCTGCCCCTTTACAAGAGGAAAAAAATGAGGTACAAAACACACAATTCACGCAAGCACCCCCTGTGGACCGCAAAGCCGAGGCTTGGAAAGATTCCAATCCATGGTTTGGCAAAGATAGGGAAATGACCGGTTATGCGTTTGCGTTGCATGAAAAACTGGTCGTAGAGGATGGCATTGATCCTAATTCGGATGAGTATTACCGAAAACTCAACGGACGGATTCGCCAAGTGTTTCCAGAGAAGTTTAACTCTGGAGACTACGCTGATGCACAAACATCTCAGCGCTCGGGTAAATCAAACGTAGTTGCACCTGCGACGAGAAGTACTGCACCACGAAAAATCGTACTTTCACCGGATCAAGTGCGCATGGCAAATAGGCTTGGGGTCCCATTAAAACTCTATGCCGAGAAAGTTGCTGAACAAATGAGGAATAAAAATGGCTGAACAAAATCGAATGAACCGCGCTTTAGAGACTCGTGAAAAGGAAGTTAGACCTGCTGCAAAGTGGGCTCCTGCCGAATTACTCCCGCATGTCGATGAAGAACCCGGTTATGCAATGAGATGGATTCGCACCAGTATGGGTGGTGTAGGTGACGCCAAAAATATTTCCGCAAAACTCCGCGAAGGATGGGAGCCCGTAAAGGCTTCACAACACCCTGAAGCGCATACTTACGTCGATCCTAATTCTCGATTTAAAGATGCGATTGAAGTTGGTGGACTTATTCTTTGCAAAACACCGGCTGAGTTTATTGACCAACGCGCTGCTTACTTCCGCAATATGGCGGAATCTCAGATGCAATCAGTAGACAACAGCTTCATGCGCGAAAACGACGCTCGTATGCCCCTGTTTAGCGATAAACGCACGACAGTGACTAAAGGTGCCGGTTTCGGTTCTGGTTCTTAATTATTTTGGAGTCTTAAATGGCATCTACCGCAACCCCCTACGGCCTTCGAGCCGTAAATGAACTGGGAGGTCTACCTTATGCCGGTAGCACTCGCACGTTCTTAATCAACCCCGCTGGCTACAGTTCCAATATTTTCAATGGAAGTATTGTTGCTGTCGTATCTTCGGGATATCTTGAAATGGTCACTACCAACGGCGATAACAGTACACCGTTTCCCGCTGGTACTATTGGCGTGTTTGTTGGCTGCTCCTTTGTGAATGCACAGGGTCAGTTAATGTTCTCCCAGTATTATCCTTCTGGCACAACTGGCGTGGTTCAAGCTTTTGTCATTGACGATGATCGTACTGTGTTCCAAGTTCAAGCCGCTGGCTCATTGGCTCAAACTGCTTTGGGGCAGAATGCTATTTTGAACGCCGTTCAAAGCACTAGCACTGGTTCTACCCAAAACGGTAATTCCAATACAGCCATTTCAACTTCTACTGCTACTACGGCAACGTATGGTTTGAAGATTGTTGGTTTTGTTCAAGGCCCATTCTCTACTGTTGGCGATGCCTACACAGATGTTCTGGTGAAGTTTAACATTGGCAGTCATGCCTATAACACCGGCACCGGTATCTAAGGAGCTAAATCATGGCTATTTCACGCGCACAACTACTTAAAGAGTTGCTCCCCGGTCTGAACGCATTGTTTGGTCTTGAGTATGCAAAGTATGGTGAGGAACATAAAGAGATTTATGAAACCGAAACCTCTGAGCGTTCTTTTGAAGAAGAGACAAAACTGTCAGGTTTCTCTGCTGCACCAGTCAAAAACGAGGGTTCTGCCATCGCTTATGACAATGCACAGGAAGCATGGACTGCACGTTATACACACGAAACAATCGCGATGGGTTTCTCCATCACTGAAGAAGCCGTGGAAGATAACTTGTACGACAGCTTGTCTTCACGCTATACCAAGGCTTTGGCCCGCGGTATGGCTTACACCAAGCAAGTTAAAGCTGCTTATGTGTTGAACAACGCCTTCACAGGTGGCCCAACATATGGCGACGGCGTGGTGCTTTGCTCCACTGCTCACCCGCTGGTATCAGGTGGTACCAACAGCAACACTCCTTCCACTGCTGCTGACTTGAATGAAACATCGTTGGAAAACGCTGTTATTCAGATCGCTGCTTGGACAGACGAGCGTGGCTTGTTGATCGCTGCTAAGCCTAAAAAGCTTATCATTCCACCATCACTGCAATTCGTTGCTACACGTTTGTTAGAAACCGAACTCCGCGTCGGTACTGCTGACAACGATATCAATGCGTTGAAGAACAATGGTTCGATCTCTGAAGGTTACACCGTTAACCACTATTTGACCGACACCAATGCGTGGTTCTTGACTACAGACGTACCTAACGGCCTAAAGCACTTTGTTCGTTCACCCTTATCTAACAGCATGGACGGCGACTTTGACACAGGTAACGTTCGCTATAAAGCTCGTGAGCGTTATAGCTTCGGCGTGTCTGACCCCTTGGGTATCTTCGGTTCGCCCGGAGCTTAATATTTCCTAAGAAATATTTGAAGGGGGGCCTTGTGCCCCCTTTTCTTTTGTTGTATATTGACTTTAATCCGGGCTTATCCGGTGTTCTGACAGTCCCGGCTGACGACATGCAGACAGAACACCCCAACTTGCATGTAAGGAATACATCATGGCACGCACTACGTTTCAAGGCCCAGTTCGTTCATTGGGCGGCA